GATTCCTAAAAGTTGACCTCATAATTCTTGACACACCAAAGTTTTTAAGGTTTTCGTAATTCGGTATTATCAACCACTTTTTAGTTGATGGTGTAATTGAATATGGGTTTTCCATTCCCTCAAGAATTTTTCCCATGCCCAAAGAAGTAGGCCCTTTTGATGCTGCTGCTCTTATCCTGCCATGTTTTGATAGGTTAGGCCCCATGTGTAAGGCCATATTTAAGGTGTTTTTATTTTCAACATACCCCTTAAATCTGCCAGCAACAAACTTGCTCCACGTTCCACCGCGTTTATTTTTTTTCCTAAGAAGTTTTTTTCTAAACACGCCGTCTTCGTCTTTGTTCCCAACAAACGTGCGACTCTCATGAAACAACCACCTGCGCATATATTCAGTCGCTGCAAGAGGAGCATAGTTTATCATGCACTCAACTTCTTTTGTCCCAAATACTTTTACATCGATTGTCATATATTTAGCCCCAACCTAATAGAGCCTAAATCCTGACCGACAACATCCGAGACTCTAAAAACTATTGGTGTCTCTCCAATGTTTAACGGCAATGTAAACGTGTCAGATTTTTTTGTCACAATGGTAACGTCTGTACGCGAAACTCTTACCTCTAAATCGTACTGCAATTGTGAACCTGTATACGATCTATTACTAAAATCGCGCACCTCTACGTTTTTACGTCTGTATACGTGAGCGTTTATAGTAATAGGTGACCCTCCTGATGGAGTATATACAACTGTTTCGCTGTCGTTAAAAAACGAATTCGATAACATGCGATCTGTCCAGTTTTTAACTCGTTCAGGAGTGGTCATTGTTTCAACCTATTTATTAACGTATCAAGCTTCATGTCAATTAAATCAATTTTATCTAGCCGCTGCTTGACCTCGTAAACTTTCTTTTCGAGTTCTGGCATTTGTGTTTCTAATCGGGTGGTTCTTTGTGCCGAACTCAATCCAAAAGCAACAGCAGATGCAAACAACGTTAGTATGGTGATTATTGTGAGGATTGTCCCCATGACACTTGGATGTTTCACGAAGATTTCCTCACAATGCTCTTTTTGACGATCAATTTTTTCGTCAATATTCATAATTAAATTGCGTCAATCACGCGATATTTAATTTTTAGTGTTACCGAACCACCACCTGCTGACGTAAAAATCTCACCTGCAAGAATGTGGGCAACTACAGCAGCGTTTGCAACTGGTTTTACTGTTGATGCAGCAATACCAAGCTGATAAGCATCAGCAGTAGCATCAAGCCAGCCTGTAGTTTCAAGCGTTGCTGCTGTTCCGCCGGAAGCATTGGTATATTTTAAAACGAGATCGTCACCGGTGCCAACAGCATCAAAACCAGCCGTTGCGTAGTTAAGCTTTCCTTGCACATCGACAATCTGAATAAACTTTCCTGCACCAGGCGCAGCTATAACACTAACAGGAGCAGAGTATAAAGTCTTTACCTGTGCGTTTGTAAGCGTTACTACAGTTTCGCGAACGTCTTCAATTTCGTTTATCAATATTCTAGCTACCACAGTTCCGCCTGCGGTTCCGGTGCCACCGTAAACAGCTTTACCTAGTTTAAACCCAGCAGCCGGAGTAACATTTGTCACTCTGTTTGCAGCAGAATCATAATAAACGATTTCACCTGCTGAGATTGTCACACCTGATGCAATTGCGAAATCAAATTCGCCTTTGTAGTAATATGACACAGCCGCGTTTGCTGCTGCGCTGGCAATCGGAATTAGCACACACAACAAAGCGGATAATATTGGTGCCCATGCCGTAACCAATGCGCTGTGTGTGTATGTTATGATGTTTTGAGCATCACATTTGTAATTAGCGTATCCCATAAAAAAATCTCCTTAATATTTAAAGTGTGGGGCATTGCTGCCCCATTACGTTATCGTTAACTATTAACCACCTGTAGCGCCGTCATTGTAAACAAGTCCACGATAATCAGGGATTGCAATACCCCAATCAAAGTAAATATCCCATGACATACCGAGAGGATCACCAACACCAGAAACAGAGCTTCTGAGAGTAGGAGTTGTATTTCCCTGAAGGTAAGCAACAGAAATAGTATCCATCTGATTGTAATCAGCGGCCAAGTACCAAGCATACGATTTGCTATTTGCTGTCAAAATTGACTGCAAATAAGGGTCGAAGATCGGTATTAATCCGGTAAAAGGGTTGTAAACGTTGTTGATCGATTTACTGATATCAACGCCTGAATTAAGCACCTGCAAAGCTGTAAGCCTGTTTAGTGTGCCGGTGATAATGTACCGTCCAGAAATACCACTATACTGTGTATCTGCATCGGGTTCTGACTTTGGCAAAGGCATGTTCAAAAGCTTTTGATCTGCTGCGTCAAGAGATGTAACACTTATTACTCCAGAGTTCGCAATAAGGTTTGAATGATCCAAATGGAACACTGCTTTTGAATCCTCGTTCATCACGGGACCAACCAACGAATTAAATGTCAGCCTGTCGTACACGTCTTTGTTCATCCGACGGGCAACTGCGGAGGTCATTTTCATCGGGATTACTGTAAGTGCACTAAGGTCATCATTGATCATTGCATTACGAGTAACGGTAAATTTTTTACCTTTTGTGTCAATAGAAACGGTTTCTTTTTTGTCGCTAAATTTACCGTTTTTGAATTCGGCACCTTCGGGAATGTCTTCAATATCTCCGAAGTTCGACATTTTGACAAGAGAAGCCTGTTTAAAATCTTTGACCTGCATTGTTCCAGTCCATTGACGGAAAGAAACTGGAGCCTCTTCGTAGCCCTTAAGCAGCGATTTATTAGCTACATTCTCAAGAATATACGGAAGATCACTTGACGAAGTTCCACTCATTGAAAACGCTTTATTTACAAGTTCATGAGGTGCAAGCCCAATTGGATCAACGCCAGCTTTTTGCAATACGCGAGCCATGAGGCCATGCAACGAACCGATCTGCTCACCACCAACCATTGCTGCTTTAGCCTGTGGCGTGTTGTCGAGATTAGAGACAACAGACAAACAGTTTACAGCGTGTGCGCGAAACTTATCTGACTCATCTTTGCTTACAAAAGCACTACCGGCACTGTGTGGAACCGACGCAGCAGGAGCTTTGGCTTTAATTTTTTCACTAAAATCAAAACTTAGTTCTTCAACAGATTTGCCTGATGCTACAAACACCGCAATGCTTTCAGCGTCAATATGTGAAGCAGAACAAATGTTTGTAATAGCGATTACGCGCGAGCGCTCTATCGCTGCTGCTTTATCCGCAATAGCTTTAATATCAAGCTGCTGCGCCGACATAGTGACATCTTTACCACAAGTGCTGCAAAATTTAGCGGTGTCAACGTGTTCGACCCCGCAATGTGGGCACTTTTTCATAGTGTCTCCTCTCGATTGTGGGGTTGACCCACTAACAGGTTTTATTTTCATTAACATTTTTTTATATTCATCAGGCAATTTCATATTGCCTGATGTTTTCGGTTCTTCAAGTTCTTCTGAGTCGATGATCCGATCAATAAAGCCATACGCGAGCGCCTCTTCGGCTGTCATCCAAGTTTCATTGTCCATAAGCTCAGAAATTTTTTCGTCGCTAAGGTTTTTGGCCTTGCGTTTATACATTGCAACCGCATTGGCTTTAATTTTATCGAGCAAATCGGCGGTGTTACGTAAATCTTTTGATTCTCCACCTGTAAACGTCCACGGGTTGTGAATCATTAAAAACGAGTTTTTATGCATTGCTAATTCATCGCATGCCATAGCAATCAAGGAAGCCATAGATGCCGCAACCGCACCAATCACCCCAGTTTTAAGGGATGGATGCTCAACAAGCAAATTAAAAATATCGTTACCCTGGAAAACGTCTCCGCCATAACTACTGATATGAATGGTTAATTCCTCGGCATTGCCAGCGTCAGCTAGCATTTGTCTGACATTATCGGCACTAACACCGTAGTATTTATCAATATCATCTGTAATGAATAGCTCCGCTGAACTATTACTGATTTTCTTCATCTTTATTGGCATTTACAGCCTCATTGCTATTTGTGTTTTTACTATTAATATTTTCTGGCAGCAAACTTTCTAGTCCGTTTTCCTGCATAAATTCGCGCTCTGTTTTTCTTTGCCTTGCAACTGCGCGCCAATCTTTACCCTGCCTTGCACACATTTCTTGATAGGTAATCTGACCCAACTTATACGCTAACTCAGATGCTTGCATATCTTTTAATGGATCAACCCATTCTCTTGTGTCAGTAGGCAACCATATTGCGCGATTGTAATAAAACGGGTCTTTTTTATAAACTTCTGGTGTAATTCCGTACTTTGCGAGTCTACCTGTCAAAACTTCCCACTCTACAAATTTATTCCATTTGGGTTGACAAGAAATGCGAGTAAATTTCTGATACCAGTCGCGAAAAACAGCATTATCTTCGATTATATTTGCCCTTGTAGCTGCAAAATTAGCATTGCTTAAATCGCTTGTTAATAGCTGGTAACTATAACCCATGCCGACAGCTATATATTGCAATGTCATTTGAACAAGAGGCTGAAAAGTATCTTTAATAGGGTCTGTTATCGAAATAGGCTCTGGCTTTCCGTCTGAAAAGTAAAACCCTTGAAAATCCATGTCGAAATATTCTTCGCCTGAACTGCTATCAGTACTAAGCAAGCTGTCAACACCTTCGACATCTTGACGCGGCATTTTAATTCCAAGGCGTGCACCGATACGAGACTGTTTTAATTTATCTTCAAATAGTTGTTGATGGTCCCACAACTGAGGTAATACTGATGTTGCCCAAGGCAGCGCCAAAAACTGCTCTGTCTCTGTAGGAAAAAACGATAGGTGCATTCTGTCAGAACTGATTTTTTGATCAACGTACTCCAACCAGAAACCGTTAGGTTCGTTGAAGTTGTCAACGTCAATTCCGTGTACAATGCGCGGCTTATTCGTTGGCATTCCAACATATTTATCTTCGATGTCCCAGTATGTATCTTTTGAAAAATCTAATCTTGTGGGCTTTAATATCTGCCAAGAGTACGGTAGCATTGAACCACGTTTTGAACTAACTATGTTACTCAGTGAGTTACCATACACGACCATTGTGGCAAGTTCGATCCATTGTGCATCGTACATCGACATATTAGCAGATCCAAAACGAAATCCCTCTTCGTTAAATCGTTCCCAATCTCTTGCAAGTTGATCGTTTGCCCCGTCAATTAATTCTCCGTCGTATTTTCTAATTGACGGATACGGTCTATTGCCCTGCCCAACAACGTGCGATAAAATTATGTTTACGGCACGTTTCATTACCGCGTCAGTTCGATACGCTAATTCTGATCGTGCGCATAACGCTTTGTAATCATCTCGAACAATCGACGTGTACGAACGTTGAGTTGTTGACCAATCACCCTGCATTACTCCAGTGTGTGCACCGGGTGCATACATTTTCATGCGATTGCGCTCTGCAACCTGCCCACGATGAAATCCAGCCTGTAAATAACGTGATTTTAAATTACCGGAGGTACGTTTTGACGGAGTCGTATTAAGAAGCGCTTTCACGCCGTTGATTAGATATTTAGTGTCGCGAATCAAACTCAAACAGACCTGCCCTTAAAACCAACTTTACGAAAAGGCCCACGAACAGCAATAGAATCCGATGCTGTTAGTTTATCAAGTGCGTCAATGCGCTCATTAGCGTTGTAGCGACGTATGCGACGATCTGCAAGCTGCTCCTCAATGGCGCCATTGGCCAAATCTTCGTAAATCGCATCTCGAACGTCTTCAGCACTTGCCATATAGAGTATTCTCCTGTGTATAATATCGCCTTGGCAAAATAAATTCGCAAGAAAAATATTCATTTCGGATTTTACGGTATGGAGAATTCAAAATAATAGACAAGTGATAAATAATAGACAATAAAAAAGCCGCAGGGCTTAACCCTTTCACCTGCGGCTTCGTAGTAGAGAATGAGTTTATAATCTACGCATTAATTCGCGAATTTGCAAATTATTTTTTAAATATTATCATAAAACCGCGTGAAAATTCTTTTATATCAAAAAAAACATACCCTTCGGCAAGGTGTGTTTCTACACGAGTTTTTATTTGCTCCTCGAATTTTCTCGGATCTGGATCACCGTTAAACAAAACGAACTTTAAACTTCCAGCACCTGGCATTCTCGAATCGTCTAAATTTTTATACTGACGGCTCATACTATCTCCCTCCGGACAATGCCCGGCTAAAATAACCGCCAGTATTACGCGATTGCGTAGATCGTGGCTGTTGTCTGTTTATTATTTCTGTGTTTGTTGACCTGTTTTGTTGCACTGTTAATCTGTTTTTGCGTAACGTTTCGCACGCTGCTTTATCAAACAATATTTTCTGAAGGTTTAGCATAATTCCGGCACCCATATTAATATTTAAAGTGTCACGGTAATGATCATCTCCACCATGCACCCATTTTGTACTAATGATACCGTCAAGTGAAACCTTTTTAACGCGATATTGTTTTAATATCTGGTTTTTAAAATCATAACTGCAATCACTTGGCAGCCAAAACGTATCCGATTCTATTTTTTCACCAACTATATCAGACAGTGATTCGGTGTGCCCCATATACCAAGATCCGCGCTCTGATTTATACACAACAGGCCTCTCAGAGTTATACGTGTTTGCTCCGATATACGGATGCAGCATCGGCATTTGCTGACAAATATAATCAACCTCATCTGCTCTGTGTCCACCCCTGTCTATAAATCCAAACCGATATGTTGCCGGTGTTCCGTCAGGCCAAAGCAAGGGATCGTTTTCTAGCGCCTCTTTAAAATTTTTATACGTCTGGATTTTGTCGCCGTCCTTTAAAAACTTTATCGGTATAGACCCGTGACGCAAAACGAACCATTCTAACCCATAACCCCAGCCCACCCATGAATAATCAAACCGGTCATCGTGCGTATCAACTCCGAGCGTGACAATTACGACCGGGTCGGGTATAACAGCTGAACCACGCTGCACATATGACAATTGTTTTTGAGCCAACATTGAAATTTGTAGTTGACCTGTTTTGGGCTTATACCATCGTGCCATAGTCTCACACAGGTACGATTGTTTCTCTACTGGATCATTGCACGACTCAAACCAACGCGCCAAACACTCGTAAAACGGAAAGGCAACGTCTACAAGGCGATTCCAGTTATAGCAGACACAATCGTAGCCTTCGCGAATTCCGTGCTCTAATCGGCCGACTATGGTCCCATCCATGTTGATCATTTCGGCAGCCTGTTTAAAATCCTCATTTTCAATTTTTGGTGCGCCCCAAACAACTCTCTCTGAAATCTCTGCTCGCTCTCCTTCAGTAATCTCCATACCGCAATGTTCGCACTCGTAGTAAGCGGCCTCCTGTTTTTTATATCTCAGGTATGCCGCTGAGTGTGGTGCTGATTTGTCGCGCATTTTAATTTGCAAATCTGTAAACACCTGCCAGTTGCCGCAATGTGGGCACTGATAGTGCGGATGCAAAACAATGGTACCGTCCCTAAAAACCTCTTTGTATAAATAATCGCCCACTATGTACGGTGAAGACTCCAAAACCATTTTGCGAATACCAAGACCAAAGGCACCGTCCTGTCTACCTCGCAGAACTTTGACCGGGTTAAAATCTTTTTTGATTTCCCACTTTGCAACTTCGCTACCGAACGTAACCGGTGCCGCCGATGATGCTAAATCATTTTTATTATTTGCCGATGCCACGCGCCAGAGAGAATTTATTAACCGGACTTTCTTTTTCGAAAGGTCATCTTCTTTACAGTTCCAGAGTTCGCGCAACCTCGGATTTTTTTCTGATTTAATCATCGGGACCAGACGTTCAATAAACGCGTCCTCAACTTTTTTTTCATTAGCGTAGGCAAACATCCCGTTAACGCCTAAAACGTCCATACAGTAGAACGCTTGCATATCGGTAATTCCTGATTTAAACGTCTGCACTGCACCAGCGTAACAGATTTTATTCCAGTAGTTAAAAGCGTTCATCGGTTCGCGTTGCCAAGCCCACGCCTTAAATTTGCCAGGGTATAGATAGGCCCTATCTACGAGGTAAATATTTTTTTCAGCATAATCACAAACGTCAATACGCTGTTTAACTCGGAAATTTTTCCGTTCTCCGACTGTTAACGGGTACTGGTGTGTAATTTGTGGAAAATCGTATTTACTCGTCGCTGCTACCATCAATTACTCCGCCGTCTGTGTAAGCTTCCATTGCCTGACGCACAAACTCAATCCAGATCACTTCTAGCTCTTCGCGTGATTTATGTGCGAAATGGTTTAGGTTTTTCATTCCTGATTTTTCCAAAAATGTGGACAGTGAACTTGCACGGGCAGCGGACATGGTCTCAACTTCGGTGCGCGAAATATTTTCTTCTTTGTATTTCGCAATGACACATTCAAGCTTTTCGATTTCTTTGCGGGTTTTTTGGTCTTTGAGGTTATCAATACCGCCATCGCCGATTATTTCAGCCTCTCGTTTTTTCCATGACCATTCGATCACGTTAGCCAGGCTATACGTGTTATCAGGATTACGCGGACAACCGTCCTCTGTCCAGTGTTTTAAAACTGTTTGAGAAATTCGAAACGCGGCTGCTGTTTCGCGAGCTGGCATAGTATCAATTCCGCGCCCTGCAAGCCCAAGTTCCTTGTTGGTAAAGTGTACTCCGCTAACAATTCTGTCGTGCATCTTGCGAATAAAAATTTTGGCAGGTGAATCTAGTTGTTTGATTAGCGACTCTAAAGTTTTACTGCTCACTCTCCACCTCCACAACCACCGGCCGGAGTTTTTTCCGCAAAACCTCTACAGCTACATTGATAGCGTAGCAAATAATATCCGACTGCGAGCTAATTGCATAATTGCAATCATTGCGAACCAAAAAAATTATTTCGGATAGTTGCTCGTCAGCTATCGGAGTGAGCGTCACCGAAGTGGTTCGATACACCCCTGTTCTTTTCGGCCTTCCCTTTTCTAACATCTCTACCTCCACCAGTTCGCGAATTGAATACGCATATAATATCTGCAATGCGCAAAACTACCGCAAGTACATTTTCTTGAATTCTCCATACAAGAAAATGTACATATGAGAATTTAAATTTTCCGCAGTTAAAAAGGCGGTCC